AGCAATTGCCATCACTGACCACGGTACTTTATCTGGGCATAGGGAACTGCACCGTATTGCAAAAGCAAAGGGCATTAAGCCAATTCTAGGTCTAGAAGGATACATGTGTGCAGACATATCTGATACAAGAGATAAGTCTGAAAGAGAAGGTCAACAAGATCTTGTCTACAATCACATTATCCTTCTAGCCAAGAATCAAATTGGTTTAGAAAACCTTAACAAGATTAGTGAACTATCTTGGACAGATGGTTTCTTTAAGAAGCCAAGGTTTGATTTTACTATATTAGAAAAATATAAAGAAGGAATTATTGTAACCTCTGCATGTCCAAGTAGCGTTTTGGTTAAAGCACTTGAAGAAGAAGAGTTTGCAATTGCTAAAAAGTATATTACTTGGTTTAAAGAACGCTTTGAAGATGACTATTACATTGAAGTAATGCCCCATAATGAAGCCCAGATTAATAAATATCTTATCGAACTTGCAGATGAGTTTGGTGTTAAGGTTATTGTAACTCCAGACTGTCACCATGTTGATCCATCACAAAAAGAAGTTCAAGAGTTTAAGTTGCTAATGAATACGCATGGCAAATTTGTTAAAGATGCAACCTATGAGAAGTCAAAGAAAAAAGGTAGCATGATGGAGCGCCTTGACTACCTTTATGGCGAAGATCGTCAGATTACATTTAATAAGTTTGATATTCACCTGCTCTCATACGAAGAGATTAAGGCAGCGATGGAATCTCAGGGGATAGATAGACCTGACATATACTCAAACACACTCCTATTAGCAGATACAGTAGGAGACTATGGCATTCAAGAAGGACTAAATCTTCTACCAGTACAGTACAAGAGTCCTGATAAGGAACTTGCAAAGGTTGCTCTTGAAGGTTTGGTAGAGAGAGGTTTGTCAGAGAATCAAGAGTATCTTGACAGACTTGAAGAAGAGTTGCAAATTATTAAAGACAAGAAGTTTGCCCCATACTTTCTTGTTGTAAGCAACATGATTAACTGGGCTAAGAAAGAAGAGATTATGGTTGGACCAGGCAGAGGTTCATCTGCTGGCTCTCTTGTTTGTTACGCATTAAAGATTACAGACATTGACCCTATTGAACACAATCTTTTGTTCTTCCGTTTTATTAACCCAGAGCGTAACGACTTTCCAGATATTGATACAGATATCCAGGATACTCGTCGTGAAGAAGTTAAAGATTATCTAGTTAGACAGTATCGACATGTTGCATCTATTGCTACTTTCCTTCAGTTTACTGGCAAGGGAATTGTTAGAGATGTTTCAAGAGTTCTAAATATCCCACTGTCCGATGTCAACAAGGTTTTAAAAACTGTAGATACATGGGACGACTTCTGTACATCTAAGTCAACACGAGAGTTTCGTGAAAAATATCCAGAGGTAGAAGTTTATGGAGAACAACTTCGTGGACGTATTCGTGGTACAGGTATTCACGCAGCAGGTGTTGTAACCGCAAAGGAACCAATCTTTAGATACGCACCTCTTGAGACAAGATCTTCTACTGGATCTGATGAAAGAATTCCTGTCGTAGGTGTTGACATGGAAGAGGCTGAGAGAATTGGTTTGATTAAGATTGATGCATTGGGTCTTAAAACTTTGTCTGTTCTTAAGAATACAATTGACATAATCAAAGAACGAGATGGCAAGAAGATTGATCTTCTTAAGATTAAGATGGATGATGCAAATGTTTATCAGATGTTGTCAGATGGATACACAAAGGGTGTGTTCCAATGTGAAGCAGCACCATACACAAACCTTCTTGTTAAGATGGGTGTTAAAAATCTAAACGAACTTGCAGCATCAAATGCTCTTGTTCGTCCAGGTGCTATGAATACTATTGGAAAAGATTATGTTGATCGCAAGCATGGTCGTCAAAATATATCTTACACACACCAAGTACTAAAGGAATTTACGGAAGACACTTATGGCTGTATTCTTTACCAGGAACAAGTTATGCAAGCATGCGTACACCTTGGCGGTATGTCCATGTCGGAAGCAGATAAAGTTAGAAAGATCATTGGCAAGAAAAAAGATGCTAAAGAATTTGATCAGTTTAAAGAGAAGTTCGTAGAGGGTGCCTCTAAGTTTATTTCTCCAAACCTTGCTCGTGATCTATGGCATGACTTTGAGGCTCACGCAGGGTACTCATTCAACAAGTCACATGCAGTAGCATACTCAACGCTATCCTACTGGACAGCATGGTTAAAGTATTACTACCCACTTGAGTTTATGTACTCAGTATTAAAGAATGAAAAGGATAAAGATGCAAGAACTGAATATCTTATTGAAGCAAAAAGAATGGGCATTAGCGTTAAGTTACCTCACATTAACGATTCGGATATCGATTTTAAAATTGAGGGTAAGGGTATTCGGTTTGGACTCAGTGCTATCAAGTTCATATCTGACAAAATTGGTGAACGATACATATCGGCACGACCATTCGGTTCGTACAAAGAACTTGAAGAATTCACATTTACCAAGGGTAACGGAGTAAACAGTCGTGCACTCCAAGCACTAAGAGTAATTGGTGCTGCAACCTTTAATGATAATCCTAGAAATGATCAGGAGATTAAAGAGAACCTGTATGAGTACTTAAACCTTCCAGAGTTTAATATTACAATACCTTCTCATTACTATGCATTTATTCAGGACATTGTTGACTTTGAAGAAAAAGGATCATACATTTTTATGGGTATGGTAAAATCAATTAAACGAGGAACAGGATGGTCACGAGTTGAAATTTTGGACAAAACTGGCAGCGTCGGTATATTTGATGATGAGAATACAACTATTGAGACAGGTCGTTCTTACTTGGTTCTTTGTAATGATAATAGGATTGTATCTTTCATACCTTCAGATGAGATAAAAGAATCATCACATGCTCTTGTAAAGTTTTTAAGTTACAAGCAGTTACCATATAAAGATGATGAAATGTTTGTGGTATCCTTTAAACCAAGGATTACAAAAACAGGAAAGAAGATGGCATCTCTTACACTTGCAGATACAAGTAGAGACTTGCATTCAATTACAGTTTTTCCTACATCATTTGCAAAAGCATATATGCACATTGAAGAAGGAAAATCTTATAAGTTTGATTTTGGAAAGACAAAAGACGGAACAGTAACATTGGAGGATGTACATGTCAGTTAGTATAGAAGAAGCATTAGCACAACTTGATCCTAAGTTAAGGAAGAGATTGGGTAGCGGTGTAGGAGTTAACTATGAATATCAACCTACCCCTAGTTTTGGTTTAAACCGTGCACTGGGAGGAGGGCTTCCTTACGGTAGACAAGTACTCATATGGGGCTCAAAGTCGTCTGCAAAGTCTTCTATGTGCCTTCAGATGATTGCTTTAGCACAAGCAGAGGGTAAACTCTGTGCATGGATTGATTCAGAAATGTCATACTCAGAAGATTGGGCTAGAACTCTTGGGGTAGATCCAGAAAAATTAATCTACTCACAAGCAAGAACTATTAGTGATATGGTAGATGTTGGCGTTGGACTAATGAACGCTGGTGTCGACCTTATCGTGGTAGACTCTATTACATCAATGCTTCCAGCAATCTATTTTGAAAAAGATACTGATGAGATGAAGGCTTTGGAAAATACTAAACAGATTGGAGCAGAATCACGTGACTTTAGTAACGCATGGAAAATGCTTAATTATGCTAACAACAAGGTTAAGCCTACTCTTCTTGTTCTTATTTCCCAGTCTCGTAATAATATTAATGCTATGTATACTAGCCAGCAGCCTTCTGGTGGTCAGGCTACTAAGTTTTATTCTTCTTGCATTATTAAGTTATTTAGTTCCGAGTCCGACAATCAAGCGATTAAAGGAAAGATTAAAGTAGGAGATAAACTAATTGAAGAAAAAGTTGGCAGAACTATTAAGTGGGAACTCCAATTCTCTAAAACCTCTCCAGGGTTCCAATCTGGTGAGTATGATTTTTACTTTAGAGGTGACGATATTGGTCTTGATACCATTGGTGATTTGGTTACTACAGCAGAACTAAATGGTATTGTGGAACGAACTGGCGCTTGGTATATCTTACCTGACGGAGGAAAAGTTCAGGGTAAAGAAGCATTTATTAATCGTGTAAGAGAGGATCTTGATTTGCAAGAATCAATCAAGGCTAAACTAAGTGCCTAGTTATACTGTCTATCACGGAAAGTTTTTGTGTCACGAATGTAAAGCAGAAGTTACATCCTTAAGGCTTTATGCAGAAACAAAAGAAATGACATGGATGTGTAAAGATAAACACCTAAGCAAGGTTAATCTTGGAAGAAGAAAGAAGAAGGATTTTGACGGAGAAGAGTGAGTCTAAGAGGATAGGTGCTAAGCAGCACAAAAACTCTGGTCGTAATACCCAAAAGGGTGATGCTTCCTGGAAAAATTTTGTTGTAGATTTTAAAGAAGTAGGAAAGTCATTCACATTAAATAAAGAGGTTTGGGCGAAAGCCACAACTGATGCTATGAAGAATGGTAAAGACCCTGCCATAGTTGTCGTGATGGGCGAGGGTAACTCTAAAGTCAGGCTTGCTATAATTGAAATGAGTATCTTAGAAGATCTAGTGGAGGAATAATGGAGCAACAAGTAACAACAATAGATATGGTTAATGGTCTTGCAGAGATTGCAGACTATATGCAGGATGAAGAACTTACAGTTGCACTCACTATGATTGCTAAACTAATTATTAAGCCAGATATTCCAATCAATGTGGCTCACGTAGAGATTGTAAGGCTTCAGGCAATTGCTGCAAAGATGGCATTTAAAGCCACATGGATGGCAAATGTAGACAAATCAGATCGTGGAAAGAAGAATATTTACTACACGGCAGCAGAGTCGTTAAACAATTTAGTATCTGCGCTAAAGTATATTACTCGCTAATATGCTATACTTATACTAATAGAAACGAGTAAAATATGACAAAAAGTTTATTGCAACAAATTATGGTTAAGCAAGAAAAGGCACCAACACATCCAATAGATGTGGCTGGTTTGACTGAAAAAATTCAGTCTGGATATATTGTTAATCGCATTGATAAGCAGACTCAGAAGAAAACTTTTGCGCCTTCTACTATTGCCTATGGACACGGAGAGTGCCCAAGATATTGGTATTTAGCATTTGATGGACAAATGTTTGAGGACGACGCAACTCCATACAGCGCAGCAAATATGACTGCAGGAACCAAGTCTCACGAAAGAATTCAGGAAGCAATGGGTAACGTACCAGATGGTTTCCTTGTAGATTCAGAGTTTAAGATTACTCACTCTGATCCACCGATCTTTGGTTATGGAGATGTTATTGTTAATTGGCAGGGAGAAGAACTCCTTGGTGAAATTAAAACAATGATGAATGAAGGATTTGAATATCGCAAAGCACATAATAAACCAAAGACTGGTCACTTGGTCCAGTTACTTATCTATATGAAAATTCTTAAGAAGCCTAAAGCAGTTCTTATTTACGAGAACAAAAACAACCATGAACTGCTTATTCTTCCAGTAGAAGTAAATGATTATTATCGTCGGTGGGTAGACCAGACGTTTGAATGGATGAGATCAGTTCGTAAGGCATGGGTCGACAGAACCCTTCCTGAAAAGAACTATCGCTCAAATTCAAAAATTTGCAAATCATGTCCAGTTAAAAAGGCATGTGCAGAGGCTGGTAAGGGAGACTTTAAACTAAAGTCCATGGAGCCGATAGATGAAACATTGTCAATGGTGTGATAAAAAGTTTGAAACAGATATAGTTTATCAAATATACTGTTCACCAGAATGTAGAGAACTGTCGACAAAAGAAAAAATTGCTGCAAGGTATATAATTTCTAGAAGACAAAAAAGAAAAGGCAAGGAAAGAAATTGCAAATCTTGTAAAAAGGCTTTATCAATATACAATGATGAAAGTCTTTGTGCAAAGTGTAATGTAAATCCATCCGATGTAGCAAAAGCGCTTAAAGCAATTAAGGATAATTTAAAATGAAACTAGCAGAGGCAATAGGGACAAAAATCCCAAATACTATTTGTGCTATTGATGCAAGCACTAATAGTCTTGCCTTTGCTATTTTTGATACCCAACAAAAAACTTTGGGAGTGGTAGGAAAAATTACATTTAAAGGAAAAGATACTTACGAAAAGGTTATGGATGCAGGGCAAAAGGTTAAACTTTTTCTTGACTATTATGGTGGCTTTGAGGCAATAGTGATTGAGCACACAGTATTTATGAATAGTCCTAAAACTGCTGCTGACCTTGCATTAGTTCAGGGTGCAATCCTTGGATCAGCAGGACAGACAGGAACCAAGGTAATAGGTAAAGTAGCCCCAATAACTTGGCAAAACTTTATTGGAAACAAAAAGATATCTAAAGATGAGAAACTATTTATTAAGTCACAAAATCCAGGGAAGTCAGAGTCATGGCTTAAAACACATGAAAGAGAACTAAGGAAACAAAGAACAATTAAGTTTATCAATATGCAATATGATAGAAATATAGATGATAATGATATTGCAGATGCCTGTGGAATTGGTCATTGGGCAATGAAAAATTGGAATAAGGCAGTAGGAGGAACTGAATAATGCCAGAGTTAAATGCAAACATCCCACCGATAGAATGCTACGTACGTGGAAACTTTTTAAGAGATCAGGAAGATAGTCACGATCAGTATTTCCCATGCGTTATATTTGGAGTTTCAAGTGTTAAAGGAAGAAGTCCACTGTTTCATTTCTTAATGGAAGATGGCGGTCTATGGTGGAGAATGCCAATCAATGCTTTTTGTACTAAGCCAGGAGTCCCTGAAGAGCCTATCTATAACCTTGTCCTATGGAATTCATTTTCTTCACATGTGGCTGTAACTAAGTTTCAAAACTTAGTCAACATGAGAATGTCTTATCTTAACAGAGAAAAAGAAAATGTTCCTGGAAAGTATTTATTTACTCTTGACTGGCATAACCCAGATTCAAATATTTTAGACGATGGATATTCTGAAAATCCAGGCCAGCACAAATGTGGGCATGTAATTCAAAGAGATGACGGAAACTTTGCTATTCAACCTAACAATCGAGTTAAACTATATGAGCCATCATTTGTAACAAAACAAAGCCTATTACTTCACAGGCTTGTCAATACAAATAAATGGGATGTTGAAAGTTATGACAAGTGGGTCTTAGAGGATTCAAATGCCTATAACTATGACATTTTTGAGAAAGGAGTTGACAATTAATACCGTGGGTGCTAAACTATATACAAGTGAGGTTTTTATGCGTAAGCGCTATCTTGTAGATAAAAAGTCTCCAGAAGAGATTGCTAAGGAATGTGGATGTACAGTAGAGACTGTTTATGTTTACCTTGCTAAATTTGGATTAAGGAAATCACGGCGATGAAAAAAGTAAAATATTTACTATTTGTTTTATCATTAATAACAGCAGTAGGTTTTGCATATGCAACTGCTATACTTAAGGTGATACCTGATTCATTTGACTGGGAGGAAGACGATGAGTGAAAATTTAAACATAACAGTTGACCAAGTTAATCATCCAACACACTACACAACAGACCCATCTGGAGTAGAATGCATTCAAATTACTCGTCACCGTAACTTCAATATCGGTAATGCTTTTAAGTATTTATGGAGAGCAGGAATCAAAGATGAGTCAAAAACAATTCAAGATCTTGAGAAGGCAATCTTCTACATAAAAGATGAAATTAATAGATTAGAGGGTAAGTATGTCAACTGAAGATGATTTAGTTAAGCACCTGGACCAAGTTAATCAGGTAGTAGAAGAATACCTTAAGGGTAATGATCCTACGGTAATTTCAAAACAACTTGCAATACCAAGACAAAGAGTTGTAACTCTTATCAATGAGTGGAAAGTTATGGCATCTGCTAACGATGCTATTCGTGCTCGTGCCAAAGAAGCGCTTGCAGCAGCAGATACGCACTATAGCAAACTTGTATCTCGTACATATGAAGTTATTGATGAAGCATCTATGACTAATAACCTTAGTGCTAAGACTGCTGGAATTAAACTTGTTATGGATATTGAGTCTAAAAGAATTGATATGCTACAAAAGGCTGGACTACTTGAAAATAAAGAGTTAGCAGAAGAGATGATGGAAATTGAAAAAAGACAAGAGATCCTTGTTTCAATATTAAAAGACATTGCTTCTGAGCATCCAGAGATTCGTGACCAAATCATGCGTAGGTTATCTTCATTTGCAAAAGACAATGAGGTGATTACAGTTGTCCACGATGTTCAATGAATTTCTTGAAGCACTACAGGATGATCATTTTCAAGAGATCCCTGTGGATGCAAAAACATTTGTTGAAGGAGAAGCCTATCTTGGACAGCCCCCGCTTTCAGATATTCAGTATGATATTGTTGAGGCGATGAGTCAAATCTATCGCAAAGAAGATGTAATTAGTATGCTTGGTGAAGAAAAAGGTACTCAGTATTATAATAAATACACTAAAAATGAAATTATCCTGCAACTTGGCAAGGGATCTGGAAAAGACTTTGTATCAACAGTAGCCTGTGCATATATTGTATACAAACTACTATGTTTAAAAGACCCAGCAAAATATTTTGGTAAGCCATCTGGAGATGCTATTGATCTTATTAACGTTGCTATTAACGCACAACAAGCAAAGAATGTTTTTTTTAAAGGATTTAAATCTAAAATTGAAAGATCTCCATGGTTTATAGGAAAGTATTATGCAAAGGCTGACTCTGTTGAGTTTGATAAATCAATTACTGTTTACTCTGGTCACTCAGAGCGTGAGTCACATGAGGGTTTGAACTTGTTGCTTGCAGTTCTTGATGAGATTTCTGGTTTTGCTTCTGAAGTTAACACTGGAAACGAACAGGGTAAGACTGCTGACAATATCTATAAGGCTTTTCGTGGATCAGTAGACTCCCGTTTCCCTGACTTAGGTAAGGTTGTTTTACTTTCATTCCCAAGATACCCAGGGGATTTTATTTCAGAAAAGTATGATGATGTTATTGCTGAAAAAGAAGTAATAGAAAGAACACATAAATTTACAATTAACCCACTACTTCCAGAAGATAACCCAGACAACTCGTTTGAAATTTCCTGGGATGAAGATCAGATCATTTCATATAAATATCCAGGAGTATTCGCACTAAAAAGACCAACATGGGAAGTAAACCCTACTCGTAAGATAGATGACTTTATGATTGCATTTATGACAGACCTTGGGGATGCAATGATGCGCTTTGCTTGTGTTCCAACCTTTGCCTCTGATGCATTTTTTAAGCAGGCAGAGAAGGTAAGATCGTGTATGACATTAAGAAACCCAGTAGATACATTCAAAAGGTTTGACGAATCATTTAAGCCAGATCCAGATAAGGTTTATTATGTTCATGCTGACCTTGCACAAAAGCACGATAAGTGTGCGGTAGCAATTGCTCACGTAGATAAATGGGTAAATATTCAGGTAATTAATAACTACGAACAAGTAGCACCAATTGTAGTAGTAGATGCAGTAGCATGGTGGGAACCAAAGGTAGAGGGCCCAGTAAACCTTTCAGAAGTAAAGCAATGGATTCAAAACCTTAGAAGGCTTGGCTTTAATATTGGAATGGTTTCATTTGACCGTTGGCAATCCTTTGATATTCAAAATGAATTAAAACAGGTAGGAATGAGAACTGATACCGTTTCTGTTGCCAAGAAACATTATGAAGATATGGCAATGCTTGTATATGAGGAAAGACTTGCTATGCCATCTATAGAACTTTTGTTTGATGAACTAACACAGTTAAAGATTATGAAAAATAATAGAGTTGACCACCCACGCAAAAAGTCTAAGGACTTAGCAGATGCAGTGTGTGGGGCAATATTTGGGGCTATATCCCATACCCCAAAAGACCAAAACCAAGTGGTTGAAGTCCACACTATTAGTGATCGACCTAAGCAGGTTGACACCAATAACAACAATGTGATACAATATAAACCTATGCCAAATGATGTAAAAGACTATTTGGATAGATTCAATCTATTATAAATAAGGAGCAAAATGAATTCATTTAAAAAAATCGCCCTAGGCATCGCTGCAGCAATGTCTTTTGGCGTACTAACAGCACTTCCGACAAGTGCTGCTGTTAATGCACCAACTCTAACAATTGACTCAGCAACAGATGTTGTGGTCGCTGGAGATACCGCAACAGCAGTAGTAACATTGTCATTTATTTCAGAAACATCAGCAGACACTGCAACAGTGATCTCTGCTATGTTTTCACAACCAGCGGGATCAGCAAAGTCTGCAACCCTATCACTTCTAGAAACATCAACAGCCTCAGTAGTAATTGCAGGCAGTAATGTTTTAGCAAATATTAATTCAACAATTAATACTCCAACATATGTAACAGCAAAGTTTTTGGTAACTTTGAGCACTCCAACAGTAGCAGGAACATATGAGGCTAAGATTTTAACAACTAGCCCAGTCAATGGACCAACAGCATCTTGGACAGTAACAGTGAAGGCAGCGGATATAACTCCATTTCCTTCAAATACAACATCAATCCTAAATGCAGGAGAAGTCACAAGTGCGACAATAGATGCTTCAGTTTATGCAGCAAAGGCAACATCTACAGATGCAGCAGCAGTTATTGTTGTTACTCCTAGGAATGCAGCAGGCGGTCCAGCAACTGAATCAATTCTTGCAACAGTTTCAGGAACAGGTTTGATTGGATATGGCACAAACGCTACAACCATCTCTGCTCTTGGTCGTTCACTGGTAATTCCTACAGGAAACTACATTGGTGTATTTGCTGACGGTACAGCAGGAGTTGGAACAATCACTCTTTCAACACTTACAGGAACAGTAATTGCAACAGAGAAAGTAACATTCTACGGAGATATTGCTACAATAGTAGCAACTCCAGTTAAGTCTGTTATCGCAGTTGGAGCAAACACAACTACTGTAAAGGCAGTTGCAAAGGATGCATCAGGCGTAACAGTCGGTGCTGGAACACTTTACGCTTATTCAAGCGATATTACAACAGTATCTGATTCAGGTACAGCAGCAACAATCGTAAACGGTGAAGCACTATTCACAGTTACTGGCATCAAGGCAGGATCAGCAACTATTACAGTCAAGAACTCAGCAGGAACTATTGTTTCTGTTCCAGTTGCTGCTCGTGTAGAATCAGCAGTATCAACAGTTAAGTTGTCATTTGATAAGGAAGTATACCTTCCAGGAGAAGCAGCAACCCTTAAGGTACAGGTTCTTGATGCAGCAGGTCTTCCAGTATCTGGAAAGACTCATGCTAATCTATTTGCTACAGGTGGAATTACTTCAACCTATGCATTTGGTTCAGGTTCAGATGTTCTTACAGCAACATCAATTACAACTGATACAGATACAGTTAAGTCATACAAGGTATTTATGCCTTTGACAGAAAACACTGTAACTATTTCAGCAACAGGTGGAACATCATTGCCACTTGCTGGTCAAGTTCTAGTAACTGCTCAAGCAAGAGTGTCAAACTCTTCTTCTAGCACAAACGCTACTCTTGCATCACTTGCTGCACAGATCAGTGCAATGCAGGGAATATTTGATAGTCTTAAAGCAGAAGTTGCAACACTTAAGGCTGATAAGGCACTGTCAGATAAGGCTCTTTCAGAGGCTTTGCTTGCTAAGGCTAGTGCTTCAGCAGAAGCGCTAACTGCTAAGACTCTTGCAGACGCAGCAGCAGCAAAAGCAAAGGCTGACTATAACAAGTTGGCTAAAAAGTGGAACAAGGCTAATCCAAAGGCTAAGGTTGCACTAAAGAAGTAATTTAATCCAACATTAAGGGCAGGGTAACATAAGTTCCCTGCCTTTTTTGTGCAATAAAATGATATAATAACCCTATCAGACATCAGGTCTGCAAGGGGGAAGAGGTATTAAAAAATTATTCAGAGTATCACTGGTGTTATCACTGGCTCTACTTCCCCTACTTATAGGTCTTGACAAAGCCCACGCAACAGAAGGTTTGACTGCTCAAGTTTATAATGTATTAGGACAAAACGGTTCTCCCTACATACCCCAGGGAGCCTCTCCAGTAGTAACTACAAACGTACCCAACATTGACTTCCAATGGGGTAGTGGTAGCGTCTTAGGTGGCCCGTCAGAAGATGTTATCGTACGATTTACGGGGTCAATTAGAAGCGATTCTACTCAAGACATATCATTTTTAGCAACAGCAGATGACGGAACAAAACTATACATTGATGGAGTTTTAGTAGCAAATGACTGGGTAGACAAAGGTGGCGGAGGAACTACAACTGCCCCCATATCCTTTATAGCAGGAGTCCCTAAAACAATAGAATTAATGTATTATGAAAATGGCGGGGGAGCAAATGTAAAACTTTACTGGAATCAATCTGGATCAATGCAGATCATCCCAGCAGAAGCCTTTACATCTCAAGCAGCACCAGTAGTAAAAACAATAGGACCACCAAGAAATTTAACTATATCTAGCAATGAGACATCAACAGTATTGGTCTGGGAAGCACCAGACACTGGAAACACTCAACCAGAAAGATATGCAATAAGTTTTAATTGTTCTGGATGCAATGGTTGGGGAATTGCAACTGGAAATGTTGGCGGACCAAATTCTTTAAACACAACAATAACAATTGATCATTCCTTG